GTGTTTTCTCAAGTGCAGTAATTCTACTAGTAGTAACTTGACGAAAATCAGCTTCAGGATCAAGAGGATCGGAGATCATTGTAAGAGAGTTGCCTTCTTCTGGTTCAGACAAGATAACTCCAACTACCTCTTTAGTTCTTAGGTTATTATTTGTAGAAGCAAATCTTTTTAGTTTATATTTTTTGCTAATCGTCATCTTCCCTCCGATTATTAAGATATTAATAAGCTTCGCCTTCGTCAAGGTAATCAGAAAAAAGTTCTGGATACCGGTTCAAGTATCCAGTCTCACTCAGAAAATCAAAAAGAGCTTCACTAGGCTCAAGCTCATCTTCGTAGCTGTCTCGCCAACGATAGTCTTCTAGATCGTGCACTGAAAATCCTACGATCTTAGTACACAATTTGTCAACCTCTTTCATCCATGCGTTAAACGAGATCATACAATGCTCCTATGAAGCTGGTTGGTGTACATGCTAACATCGTACTCAGATATCCATGCCACTGTGTTTTCCCAATCAGGAGCCTGAATGAAGTGAGAGGACCACACAGGGAATACAGAGTCTCCATCGCAATATATGACTTGTTCGAATTGCTCATCAAACTTGTTAAATGGAACTCCGAATAGAGCTTCTTGCTGAACATCTATAATTTGACCATCTTCGTCACAGATTATGAGATCACTGATACCTTGTGGATTTGGCTGAGTAGCATAATAACGATTCATAGTAAACCCTCCTTATATCAAAATATATAATCTGTTAAAGTGAGGGAAGTTAGATGCACTGGCCTCTAAAGAACCATTTATTCTGCTTCTCGCACTCGCCTTTTGTTTTGAAGTAGTGGTAAACAGAAGCGGCTGCTAGTATACAGAATAAGATTGCTAATATGTACTTAGCTTTCTTTGAGATATTATCTTTATCATTCATGGTAACCTCTATTAAACATCTTGTCCCACATTTTTACAGAGCGGTTATCAACCTGAACTGAGTGTGTTCTATGATTTAGGTATTGATAAGCTGCATTGACTGATTCAGGTGTCGAAGGTCCGTCGTCGACTGTTGCCTGAACATTTTCCCATTTAATGGGAATAAACAACTGTTTGTGAAGGCCAACTGCTTTTCTTTCGTCGGCAGATTTCTTCTCTAGAAAGATATCCATGTGCCCATTTTTATAGAGATTAATAAAAAGCACTTTCTCAAAACTCATGTTATCCCTTTCCTAACAACATCTTGTCATATTTACTTAGATATTTGCTTCTATCGATCAACAAACCTAGTAACATCATGTCGTATAGGTATTTTAGCTCTTCTTGTGAAGGTTCGGAAGAAGACTCTTCAGGCGCAGGATATTCATCCGATCGCTGATTAAAAAGAAAGTCATAGTCTTCTTGCTCGTAGTACATCACTCCAAACCTTTGCAAGACTCAGCATCATTCTTTGAATTTTGCTGGCATGCAACATACTTATCTGCATTCGTCTTTTTGCTAACACTAACGATTTCTGATGTAGCTCCTACTATCGTAGATAAAGTAACTGTCCCACATACCGCATATACTGCGTATAATATAACTAACTCGAGACCCATATTAAGCTCCTAGTCCTAAGATTCGAAACATTTCTGCTTCTTCATATCGTTTTACTAAATCATATTTTGAACTTACTTTAGTAATCCATACGTTTTTATAGAAATCATATACTTTAATTCCATTGATATATCCTGATTTGTCCCATATAAACTTTATAGCATATGAAGATTCTTTCTTATATTTCTTGATCTCTTTCATCAGTTCTTTACTTGCCAATATAGTTCGAAACTTCTGACAGTGAAGATCATAAATACTCTTCAATGCTGCCTCATATTCTTTCGAGTTGTTGATAATATTATGCTTATAAAGCGCTTTCTTGCCATATGCTCTAAGTAGCTTGAATCTTAGTGAGTTTCTCTGCCGATTTAACTCGTTCTTATGATAACACATTGTGATAAGGCCAGCAAAATCAGTCATTGATAATGCTCCTAATTATAATTAGAATTAGCAAAAACAATATGATCCAAAACATACTATTCTCCCAACAAATTATTAGAAATTGAGCGCTCTTCTATTTCATAAGACTGAAATACTAGCTTTCTATCTTTCTGTTTCTTAGCGATCTTTATTAAAACTACATTATTGTTGGAATAAGAGTTGATATAAGAGGTCATCTTCAGCTTAATCGACACTTCATTATTGCTTAAGTAAGTAACCCTATTTAAGCTATGAAATCGCTTATGCTTTTTATTCATTAATTTGACAGAGTCAGATATCATATTAATAGCAGAATAGTATATATCTTGCATGATATCTTCTTGTGACATATTAAGCTTATTCTGAAGATATTGTGACTCAAAATAATTTAAGTGTATTTGAAAGTCAAGACTCATGCTTTATCCCTCCTTCATCAAAATATTTGATCTGTTAGGGTTTGTAAAGCTCGTCTGGTAGATAGTCCATTGGCATAGATTCACAAGTTTCAGGATATTTTTCACAGTTTAGTGTGGGGCAACTTATGTGAATTATCTTTTCGTCAGGTATTTTATGGATCTTAGCTGGATCCCACACAGTTTCGGCAGAATCAACATGAATTTGCCAGCCTAAAAAATGCTTATTGTCATATAGATCATAAACTTTCCACATATTTTTGTAATCTGTGGTGAAACAATGACCAGTCTTAATGTTACGTGCAGTATTGCGTTTTGGGTTAAAAACTGCTACGGCAAAAATAACTAATACTGCAAGAAGTCCAGCGGTCGTATTATAAAGTCTCATCTTCCGCCTCGCATAAAAAGTTATCGATCATAGCAACCAAAGTTTTGCTAATCGGTTTATCTGACCAAATATTAATCAGATCTTCTCGAAATAACATTAAGAAAGACGCGTATCGTTCTAAGTCTAGATTCTCTTGCTCTTTGCTCATTTCATGTCCTTTAATAGATATTCCATATAGGAAACAGCAAGAGTTGACATATGATAAGAAGCCATAACGTGGTCTGGGTAAGCCCATGACCATACTAATGGTGGCTTACTTAAATTAGTAGCTCTATTCCACATGTGAGGTAGCTCAGCATGAAACCATAGTTTATCGCCCTTAAGATACTTAACCATTGCATTTTGAGAAAGTCGATGGTCAAGTATATCAAGAGTTGCATTCCAAAATATCCCCTTTCTCTTACCGCATCTAAGTTGAAAAATCATAGAAACTAATACAAGATGCAGTTGATATCCACTCCAAGCAGTTGCTACAGAAATAAGATTTTCAAGACCCTTAAATGGGCTAAGGAGTTTCCACCATAGCCAACCTTTTAAACCAATAGTTTTCTTTACATTAACTCCACTAGCATACAGTGCATCGCCAATATCTAGCCAGGTTCCAGGCCTTACATGAGTTCTTGAGTCACCAGTAGGTGCAATCTTGCCTGTTCTAGCAATGTACTTAGCGACTTTTTCTAGCGTATCTGTTTTAGGATCACTCATAGATCCAAGCAAAAAGCCTGCCAACATATCTCGACTAGTACCATGACTATAAGGCGAGTAACTAGCTTGTGCTTCTTCTTCATTTCTCCATAATCTACCATCTTTATCTACGCATCTATTTAAAGCTTCTATCCACTCTATGCCTGCCACATCTGCCATCATACCGATGTATAAAGTGGCGTCACCATACAGATCACTAGGAATTAGGTGTTTCATCGCGTTCCGTTCTCCTTAATTGTTGAACTAGATATCCTAACTAATTTAGCTGATTTCTTGAACTGTTCTGCTGTATAGGCGCCACTATAGCTAAAAGCTGATTTAAGGCCTGCTAGAAGTACTTCTAGAGTTTGGCTTGTACGCTTCACAGGGTGGTTGTAACGAATTGTCTTAGAGATCCCTTCTGGAGCTCTATGAGATGATTCTTTGCCATTTGAGGAATATGATTCTTGAGAGGCAGAACCGGCATATGACATAGGAGTAACACACTTGTCTGTGTAAGCAAGTAGTTTACCTGTCATAACCATGTCTGCACCGGCTGCTAAAGCTTTTGCTATATCTCCACTAGATTCCATTCCACCATCAGCAATAATCTTAGTCTCTGAATGATCTGCCCAAAACACTTTATCTTTTACAGTATCAAGAATGGCTTGCAGTTGTGGATACCCGTGACCAGTCACCAATCTAGTAGTGCATACGCTTCCTGGTCCTATGCCAATCTTAATTCCATATAAAGGCCTATATTTATGGAATAGAAGTCTCATAGGCCACTCAATAAAGTTTCCTGCTACTAGCCTAAGATTAGGAAACTTAGCTTGAGCAAACTCTATGAAATCTGACATCTTTCGACTATATCCATGAGCAACGTCAATTACCACAATAGCATCATCTTTAACTTTAGCTAGCGCTTCTAATCGGTCAGCTTCAAAACCAACTGATACCCAAGGTTCTATACCTTCGTTAAGAAGAGTACTAAACATAGAAGCATTTTCTTCGACTGGCATAAATCGATGAAGACAACCAATTTGATTAAACTTAGCCATCTCGCGGCACATATCGATACCGGTAATAGATGCCATATTAGCAGAGATAATCAGGTTGTCCGTATTAACTTCAGCTCTTGATTTGATGTAAGAGAACTGAGGCTTAATAAGAACATCATCAAAGGTCAGTAACGTTTCCACACTAACTCCTCAAGATCTTAGATCTAGATATTGCCAGCCATCTTTTGTTGAATACCATACTTCTTTTACCCCGCAACGTCTCAGCAGAGTCTCGCAGTATTGACACGGTTTAGCCATACCAAGAGTGTTATCTTTGAACAATCGTGCAACATATGCGGTGGAATTAGAAAGATCTTCACCCTTAGCACTAGCTACAGCATCAACTTCTGCATGTAGCGAATGAAAAGGGTGAAGAGATTTAGGGTGAGTTTTCTCGCCGTTATTTATCCCGATAGAAAGTACGCTGTTACCTTTCACAATAACACAGCCCATTCTAACTCGAAAGCTAGATTTATGGGCTACTTTCTCAGTAAGTTTTGCGTACTTACTTTTCACGGTGTTCCTTATGGAGTAGAGAATTGAATTGCACCAACGGTATCATCTGCTCTTACGAAGTACATGGTACTTCCAACCCAAGCAACATGTCTCTCATCGATGCTCTCATATCCACCACTACAAGTGGAAGAACTTGTATATAATCGGAAGTTAGAACCCTGCTTATTAACAGATGTTCCTACCATGTTTCCTCCTATGAAAAGTGCATCACTTAACAAGCCCATTTATTTGTCCAGACCATTACTGGGAACCACAATATCCAGAAGATAATAACAAGTGGCCAAAAAATTATTTTAGCAAGATTGCGTGGAGTGAGTTTTCGTTCTTGAATGTAATCACTAAATAGCAATACTGATACTATAATCCACGCTACTAAACCAAATGCTAAACCAAATGCTAAAAATTCATAGCTCATTCTCCTCCTCCCAAGCTAACGCTTTTTTACAACAGAGAGCTACCTCTTGGGCATTACCGGAGCAAGCCCAAAGATGCTCCAATAGCTCTCTGACGTCTTGCCACCGTACCCAATCTCCCAACTGTCGTTCTTCCATTGTATAGTAGTCATCAAATGCATGCACCATTTGGTATCGCTTAATTTTCGTCATTGTTCTCTTTCTATTTCCTTACCAGCATTTTCGATCAAAAATAAAGAATTGTTCCTAAAATGAGTCCCGCCACTGGACAGATAGCTACCATTAAAGCCAATTCTGGGGGGAGTCCGAGGCTCACTAAGTAAGTTGTAAGAGCCGCCATTCCCCAAACAAGCAGAAAGATGCCCGCAAACCCAAGTGTCGTCAATATTACGCATTTAAGCCACTCTTTCACTGCTCACCCCCTCGTCGTTCCTGTAGGTAGTCTCTTATTTCTAAACCGGCCATAAGTAGCCATATTGGTATAGTTACGGCACAGACTGTAAGCATGTCATCTGGAACACCTGCTGCAGCCAATCCTCCATGCACTAAAATGCCCGTAAGAAGAAGTGCTGATATTAAAAACACAACCCCCATCATTACAGACAAGAACTCAAGACATTCATTAATTATCAAGGATGTTGCATATTTAATCCACTGTTTCACTTTTCTTCTCCATATAAATACCCGTTCCAAAAAGAAGTGCTACGACAGGAAGAATGGCCACTACAAAAGCCATCTGAGGGTCGATTCCTAGACTGGATAGAAACCCCACAAGAAGTCCGAACCCGAAAGCCAAAAAGCTGAGGCCTGTGACTACAAGCATCGATAATATGACGCATTTAATCCAATCCCACATATACCCCCCTAATTACGCTTGGTTAAGTAGTTTTGTCATGTATTCGAGAGAATGGCTCGTGTAGAGGCTCAGGTAATTAGCACAACGCTCCTCCATGAGAATGTGTACATAGCCCGGAAACTCCTTCGACACCCTCATGCTGGAGATATCTGTCACCTTCACGGACACGTCAGAACCTGGCTGCAAAACCAACTCTTCATTTCACAGTTTCCTTTAAAAATTACTTGCAATTTGTATTGTTTTTTTCTTCTTTGTTGTGCGTCCTCTCGCCTTCAATAAACCAATATCTGCAGGTAATTTGACCCTCTTCCGAATAATAAATAACAGCAGGGCCATTTAGTCTATGCGGCTGATAGTGTTTTTGCCATATTTCAAAATGAACCCTACCATTTGGGTAGTAAAAAGAAATGACACTGGTGTTCGTTTTCCGGTGCTTCTGGTCTCTGTAAACTATCGTTTTACTTGTCAATCTTCCATCTTCGCTAAATATATGCTTTTCTCCGTCTTTGTATTTCTTCTCTCTTAGGTTTCCATTCTCGTAATACTTATATATCGCGTCTCTTTCTCGCTCAATCACTTCTTTAGGGCAGGCCAATTGAACTGAGCAGCCAGAGAATAAGGCACAACACAATATAAGTAAATACCTTTTCACTCCTCTTCCTCCCACTCAATGGTCAGCTTAACTTCTACATATCCTTCTACTGGCGTGATGCTCCAACAACCAAAAACAGCAACTGCATTGCCAAAAAGATAAGACACTATACTGTTAGTGTCAGTTGGAGTATAGTGAAATAGATGCTTTGGATCTACCCACACTGATTTAGTGGTCTTCACTCCTATCTCTCCTGATATCATATGCTGGTAAATCTTCTACCCACTGAACATCTAGTAGATAGTCTTTGATCATCAGTTCTGCTTTATGCTCATCAACCTCATAGAAGAGTTCTGGCCATGGGTTCTTATAGTAACGATTAACAAAGAACTGACCTAACCTCTCTTGAGTTGCTGGACTCTCTTTCTTCCAGCTAGAATACACTTGGTAGTAAGATTGCATGATGTCAGCCTCCATCTCTATGCGATCTATCTCGGATCCGTCTAAGCCCCAATTGAGGTCATAGGAGAACCCATAGTTATCATAGCGATCTATAGAGTCTTGATCTAGTAGCCAAACCCAGGTGTCTGACTCTAGACCAGTCTCACTATCGTGAAATCCTTTTACCAGTACTTTCTTCATAAGTTCTCAAACCCTTTGATGGCCTCCAGCTTAGTCATGTAGTCAGTAAAGTAGTACAGAATATCATCAGTAGAGCGGAAAAACTGAAAACCAGTATCTTCGTCTTCTATAACATTGTCTTTAAATTGCTCATGGTGACCTTTAACAAAGCGAAGTCTAGGTTCATCAGTATAGAAAAGTCTATCAGAAGAGATAGATTCAGGTAACTCATCTTCGATAAAGGTTACGTCGTCGATCAGAAGAAGAAAGCGATGCATCAGTAGCCTCCAAACTCATAAGGGTTGTTATCAAGACTAGCTTCATATGCCTCTTGCATATCAAAATCACGAAGGCACTCAGTCAAGAATTGAACTGCATCATCATCAGTCAATACTAGATGATCTGATCCTTCCTCCTCATATACACCAATAAGAAAATGGGAAAGAACTCTGTCTACTTCAGGACCATATTCAGGATCAGCAAAACTCTCTTCATAGTCAAAGAAAAGAGTTACTGGTTCTCTGTCTTCAATTGCTTTCTGGATATCTTGCTTTCTCATATCTGTCTCCTTATCTTATGAAGGATAATCAAATCTGTTTCAGTAGTCTAGGTCTAAGGATTTCTATGGGAGCTTTAGTAGCTGAGCAAGATTCTCCTCTAAGTGATCTGAGTAAGTTGTAGTATAAGGCAAAAGTGTTGTAAGCATCACATAAAGCTCTATGCTTCTGACCTTGAAATGATAATCCTAACTTAGTCATAGACTTAGCTAGACCACCTCTAGGCATCCAATGACCTTTGCTTTGCTGATGAGCTATGAAGACAGTCTTTACATCTAAGTATCTGAAGCCAAATGGCCACTTAAAGTTAGATCCAAGTTGTTGCTTAAGTTGTTCTGAATCCCCACCTCCCCAAGTCATCAAGTTAGGGAATTCCTTAAATGAGGCAGACCAGGTTAAGAAGGCAGCACCAGCATCAGCCAGATTAGGAGCATCAAACAGCATCTCAGGAGAGATACCAGTCAAAGTAGTTATCCTAGGCAGCAGATCTTCATCTAGTGCCACTAATGACTCAAACAAGGATACTACTTCACCATTGACTAGATCACCAGCTACTGCACCTATCTCTATGATCTTCCCAGATGGTTGATTGAACTCTAGATCTAGACTTATTATCTTCATACCAACCAACTCTCTATCTGTTTTTCTATCTCTAACTTGATCTTTAGGTCTTCTGCTTCTTCTTTGGTTAGTTGTTTATTATCTAAGTACCATCCTTCTGAATAGATAGAACCATCTTCATAATACCAAACTACAGCTGGACCATCTAATCTATGTCGTTTACCATCTAAGTACCAGCGTTCTGATTCTATGGAACCATCTTCATAATACCAAACTACAGCTGGACCATCTGGTCTATGTTGTTTACTATCTAAGTACCATACTTCTGATTCTATGGAACCATCTTTATAGTAACTAACTACAGCTGGACCATCTAATCTATATAGATTATCGTCTAAGTACCATACTTCTGATTTTATAGAACCATCTTCATAATACCAAACTACAGCTGGACTATCTATCCTATGGCATTTATCATCTAAGTACCAGCGTTCTGATTCTATGGAACCATCTTCTCTTCTAAAGATCTTATGTTCTAAGTTCATAGTTCACCTACTAACATCAGTTCAGTTAGTTTTTCTATTTCTAGTTTGATCTTTAGGTCTTCTATTTGTTCTTCAGTTAGCTGCTTACCATCTAAGTACCATACTTCTGATTCTATGGAACCATCTTTAGAGTATCTAACTATAGCTGGACCATCTGATCTATGTTGTTTACTATCTAAGTACCAGTATTCTGAATAGATAGAACCATCTTTATAGTAACTAACTACAGCTGGACCATCTAATCGATGTAGCTTATTGTCTAGCCACCATTGTTCTGATTCTATGGAACCATCTGATCTTCTGAAGATCTTATGTTCTAAGTTCATAGTTCGCCCACTAACATGAGTTCAGTTAGTTTTTCTATTTCTAGTTTGATCTTTAGGTCTTCTATTTGTTCTTCAGTTAGTTCTTCACCATCTAAGTACCAGTATTCTGATTCTATGGAACCATCTTCATAATAATGAACTATAGCTGGACCATCTAATCTATGTCGTTTACCATCTAAGTACCATACTTCTGATTCTATGGAACCATCTTTAGAGTATCTAACTATAGCTGGACCATCTATCCTATGGCATTTATCATCTAAGTACCAGTATTCTGCTTCTATAGAACCATCTTCATAATAATGAACTTCAGCTGGACCATCTATCCTATGGCATTTATCATCTAAGTACCAGTATTCTGATTCTATAGAGCCATCTTCATAGTACCAAACTATAGCTGGACCATCTATCCTATGGCATTTATCATCTAAGTACCAGCGTTCTGATTCTATAGAGCCATCTTCATAGTACCAAACTATAGCTGGACCATCTAATCTATGTCGTTTACCATCTAAGTACCAGCATTCTGATTCTATAGAACCACATGATCTTCTGGAGATCTTATGTTCTAGCTGACTGTCAGTGCTCATACTACTCACCCTCCTTACCCTCATATAATATCTGTCTAAGGATAAACAGGTAACTAAGTAGTAACAAGGCACCCAGCCATACAGCCCTACCAGTAAATGGACTAAACATACCTAAGTGTCACTCTATGGCTTACTTACACCAACATACACCTAAAACACCAAAAATCACATCCAAGCAACCCAAATAACCCCACAACTAAACCCTCTTCCCCCTCTCCCCATCAATTAAAAACATCACTACATAATCATTTCTCCTACTAATCAAAAAGTTAAAAAAGTCCAACTAAACCAAACTATAAACTATGCTAGTCCTATAGGAGAAGAAGGAGTAGAGGAGGAGGAAGGAGATAGGTAGGAGAGGGGGAGAGAGGAGAGATAGGTAGGAGAAGGAGGGAATAAGAAACCATACTAAACTAGGCTATAAATAGGAACTTATCTAGCACCACTAGACCAAGCCTAGAAGAAGATTAAATTAGCCTTAACTTATTAATTTTACTAGACCCAGAAGTGGGAGTGATTTCAATGGCTTAACGCACATACTATGACACTACCATACATTTGTATGGCTGTTTTAGGTATTATACCACATATTCACAGTGGTTTGTATGGTATCTTGTATGGGCCCAGCAATGTATCTCCTCCCCTCCCTATACTGAGACTTCTCTCCTCTCCCCCTCTATAGAATGGTCTTGTTTCTGTGAGTAGAGAGATGTTTATAGGAAGATTTGTGTATTTTAAGGAGTAGGGAGATGTTTGGGGAGTAGTTTTTGGTGGTTTAGGTGGGTGGGGTTATAAAAAAGTTTTATAGCTTAAGTAGTTGATAACACAGTGAGGCAGGTGTTTGAGATGTGCTTTGTCCCGGGAGGAAGAAGTGGTTTTTGAGTGAAAAAACAGGTCTAGGTATAAGTGTTTTTTATAGCCAACAGAGTATGGCGTAGCAGTGTCAATCTGTAGGTGGGGGCTGCAGCCCCCCATGTTTAACTAAGTTGATATGTTAAAATACCCTATTAGGGTATTTTAAAGAGAAGATCAGTCATTAAAGCTGATGAACAGAGTATCCTCTTCTCCCCTGTGGATCTGACAGTTAGGCAGGTTTCTTACTGTTACTGGAGACAGATCTTTTCCCTTGTGCAGAGTAACTGACAGCCCACCTACAGATCTGCTGAAGGACTTGACAGATGAGTCAACACTGATCATGAGTGAAGCAAAAGCTAGGTTCATAGCTCTCTCCTATAGAGAGGAGGAGAGTCTCTGCTCTCCTCCCTAGGTTAATTAGCCAACCAGGTGCTTGAGGTGTTCTGGGATCAGGTCAGAGTTCACTACTTTCTTAGCTTGAACCATCTTCTGTGACTTGACCTCTGCCAAGCGAGCATCAATCTCAGCTTGGATAGCTTCTTGTGACTCTGCATCTGCTAGGGAGAGGAGCTTCTTGAGCTCTCGAATCACTGGGTCACCTGAGCCAGCTCTTGAACCTGGGTTCTTAGCTTCATACTTGGTGCCACCATTGAGTCTAGTGTCTTTGCGAAGCCAGTTGTTGACCAAGCCGATGACGTAAGTCCTAGTCTTCTGCTCAGTATCATACTTGGCTTTTGCTGCATCACTGAACTCTGTGTCTCCACTCAGGATGGACTGAGTGACTACATCCACTACTTCTGATCTCTGCTCCTTAGTGAGACTGACTGGACCATCAAACTCACCAATAGTGCTGAGAACTGCTTGAAAAACTGACTCTTTCTGATTAAGCATAAGTAACTCCTTAAAATAAGTTTTGCTAAAGGTGAATGGCTCATCCATTCACAACTATAATTAAGATCTGTTTAATATATTTGGGCGTAGCAGTGTCAGTAACGACAAAAAGGGTGGCACCCAGTGGATGCCACCCGAATTGCAGGGAGAGAGAGTGCTCATTTATCCTTGAGCTAAGGAGGACAGGAGAGCTTCTTTAAACTCTGTTTCTTGTGCTGCACCTAGTCTAGACCCTATGTGCAGGGTGACAGTTGGTTGAGACCAGTACTCATGGGGAGAGGGAAGTCTATCATCATACAAGCTGGTCTCCTTCCAGTCATACACAGTGAATACTTCACCTAGATAGGAGAAGGTCCAGTCCCTGGATGACTTGTCCCCATACTCTTCATAGTCTGGGTACTTAGCACTGAACACAGCTGGATCTACCTTGATGGTTACATCATGGAATGAGGTCCAAGCTGAGTTGAGTGACTGGTCTTGCACTACTTTACTTGTAAGTTCTGAGGAAGTTCTTGAGGTCATTGTACATCTCCATTGCTATATCTTCTGCCAAGAGTTGGATTCTCTCATCACCTCTGTACTGATGATACTCTGTCTCACCTACTGTCTCATTGGTCACTATCAGTATGCTGTTGTTGATCTGGTAGGAGAAGTCATACTCTCCTACCTTGAAGTAGACTGGTGGAGCATCGACTCCTTTAGTCTTGGTGATCATAGTCCTTCCTCCTCAAGCATGGAGATGAACTCTTGCACTGCTTGCTGCTCTTCTTCTTCTGACAATGGTTCTTCATAGAGCTCTATCTTGTACTGATTCCAAGCAAACTGCACTACTTCATTGAAGTCCTTGAGATACCGACCTTTTACATAGTACATACTCTCTCCTCCTTACATATTGATTTAATATCTGTCTTAGTCCTTGCTAGTGAAGATCATTCCAAGCATGAGCACACCACACAAGCTGCAGTGAAGATGAAGCCACCAATGAAGAGATTCAAAGCTTCTAAGTTCATGTTCTTCCTCCTTCTTACAACTATAATTAAGATCTGTTTTTATATAATTAGGCGTAGCAGTGTCACAAGAATAGGTGACACCTACTGGGTGTCACCCTAAAGGAAGAGAGTGGTTGGCTTAACCAACCAGGTGCTTCAGGTGATCTGGGATCAGGTCAGAGTTAATCACCTTCTTGGCTTGGGACATCTTCTGCTCTTTCACTGCAGCAAGTCTGCTATCAATCTCAGCTTGGATAACTGCTTGCTGCTCCTCGTCCACATGACTCAGCAGCTTCCTCAGTTCCCTCACTACCGGGTCAGTGGATCCAGCTCTTGAGCCAGGGTTCTTGGCTTCATACTTCTCACCACCATTCAACCTGGTGTCCTTCCTCAGCCAGTTGTTGACCAGACCCACACAGTAAGTCCTGACCTTCTGCTCTGTGTCATGCTTAGCCTTAGCATCTGCTGAGAACTCAGTATCACCACTCAGGATGGAAGCAGTCACCAAGTCAACTACCTCTGACCTCTGCTCCTTGCTCAACTGTACAGCACCCTCAAACTCACCAGCAACACTCAAAACTGCTTGAAACACTGATTCTTTTTGGTTCAACATACTCAATCTCCTTAAAATAAGTTAACTATCAAAACTAATCAACCATACAATCTGTCAAACAAGCAACCCAACCAAACCAAACAGACTGAACAGAGTAACCAGCTTAATGAATCCATCTAACAATAAGAACTGTTCCATAATCTCTCTCCTCATACATATACATAGAATCTGTTCCATACCCTAGAGCTAGGGAGTAGTAAGATCTGTAGGGTGGGCCCACAGATATCCACTACCCTCAAGGAGGGTACTGGTACCTAAAATCTGTTTGACTCCCTCCTCGCCCATTCTCTCTACCTACACTACCTACACGATACTACCCCCATCTACACCCCATCTTCTCAATGATCTCAACTACTTACCGTGTCTATGTACAAGTATATGTATGTATGTATTCCTACTCCTCTCTCCCCACTCCTCACCATGAGTTATAGTTCACTCTCCTATGAATCACATCTCTTCCCTCCCTACAGAAGAGATTGTCCCTCCCTAGAGTAAAGATGATCTCCCCCTCTAGAGAGATACTCATCTACATCCATCTCATAAACATTCACCTCCTCCTATGTCTATAAAACTCACTTTTATAAACATTCACCCTTCCTCCCCCTACTACCCCAATGGCTAACCCAATAGGCCCACCCCCATAGGTACCCACTACCCTCACCCCTAGTATAAGGGTCCCTACCCCAGGTATCAGCTAGGCTCCCTTATCATCACCAGGTAAGTTACCTGACCTAGTTAGTCCTTCAGGACTAACTATCAGGTGAGTATCCTGGGGAGAAGTAGAATAAATATATTAGGAGGGAAGGATGAGGATACCTTTTTTTAAGGTCAACTTGACCAGGATACTGCAACTCAACTGGTTCTTCATGTTTAGGTTGGGGTTGATGGATCAGTTTGACTACTTGGCTAATAGTGAAGTCATGGAAGAGTTCATGGTCATAGTTTCTTCCTTCTCTGCCTTGTGCCTGAATCTGGGGGTGGACCATTAGGTATCTAGATTACTATCAAGCCCAGTACTGGCACTCCTACTGGATGAGGGAGATAGATCTACTTACTAAGTATGAGTCCATCTTGGTTCCCATAAATAATCAGGATATCTCTGAGTGCCTCTATGGCTTCTTGTGCTTGATGACCTTCCTTAAGTTAGCTGATGTCTTATCTTCTTTACCTACCAAGTAGTGAGTTATCTATGTTATCTGGTGGATCACCTGAGGTTACTAGGTCTATGGAACTAGCTGAATTGCTCTATACATATAAGAAATCAGAGAGTCAAACAGTACCTGACTTAGCTAAAGCTCTTCACTTGCTTAATGCTTGGGAAGCTCTTTATCTTTTTAATTGCATATCTTGCTATCGTCTGGACTTGATCATAAGTAAAAAAAGCTAATGATTAGTTATATTTATATAGCCCTAGGCGGGGATATCAAACCCAGTATAATATATACATGGCTAATTCAGAATACCCACTCATAGTAGATCTAATATTGCTAGCTCATCAACTAGGTTTGACTACCATGGATTCAGTGATGTTGATCAGGACTAACTCACATGCCTCAAGCTAGCTACTATATAACAATTGGTAGGTTCATAAGGTTACTGATTAAGCTTCAGCTAGTTGAGAAAAATATACCTGATGCAGTAGATCTGTATGAATGCTGCATCAGGTATATTAAGACTTATGAAGAGAAATATGGACTCTAGAACTTTAAGTAGAAACTTTGCTAATCTGATATGCAACTTAGGGTTAAGCAGCTATCATCATACTAGTATAGAGATACTTAGCATCATGGTAGACATAAGGATCTATTGTGCTACACAAGCAAGAAGAAAAGCGCAAGTCTAGCTACAGTATTACGCTGGAGGCTAACTTAGCACTAGCTCACACCTTTGGTCTCATATTTGAGGTAGGTCTACTGTCTAGAGATATATCTATATCCGGTTTAACTCAGATCTCTAACTTGATCATGCTGATGGGATATCAGGGTTTCATCAACATGATAAAGGAGGAGATGGATGACCAGTGACTGGGCTTGGTTACCTACATTCTATATGAACGCGGAAAATACTTTTACTGATTTCTGTAATCTACTATGCAATATAAAGATGATCTCATCATCAGACAGAACACTGATGATATATAGCGTAATGTTTTTACCCAATGCTGCTGATTTGTACAGCTTGGGTCTCTATGATATCATGTCCTCTCTACCTATCAGGCTTCTTCTCTTGAAGCCTGAGCAAGAACTGAAGTCTTGGTACTCTGATTAGTATAGAATATTAGTATCATTGGGAGGACTAAATGGCAAACTCAAACAACTCAAACAACTGCTTCCCGCCGTTGTCCATTCCATCTACTATGCCTAACATCATACCTGACCCTTCTCTTAAGGGTGCTAGCTTTGATCAGATTCTTCAGAATCGCGGCATCAGGTTCCTTCATCGCAAGTCTGCTCCTTGTCCCAACGTAAAGAGCCTAGCGGATAACTCCCATAATCCTAACTGCCCAATCTGTGACGGCAATGGGATCTTCTACTATCAGGAGAAGGAGATAGTTGGAGTATTTACTGGTAACTCACTTCAGAAAAACTTCGAGATGCAGGGCATCTGGGAGATCGGGACTGCAACTGTCACCCTTCCTACCGTTTACCCAGATGGTACTCAGGCTGAGTTCAATACTTATGATCAGCTAGTAATCATGGACTACACCGTTAGGATGTGGGAGCTTAAGGAGTACGAGCCTAGACTAGATGGTCTTCAGCAGATGAGATACCCAATAGTGAGCGTAGACTACATGGCATCTGCTATAAATAACGCACTCAATCCATATGAGCTAGGAGTAGACTTTAATCTGGTTAACGGCAAGATAGAGTGGATTCCTGGAAAGGAGCCTTCTTATGACTCTGTTAATGAGCGTGGTGAAGTGTTTGTGATCAACTACTTCGCCAACCCAGTTTACGTAGTGCTCCAACATCTTAGAGAACTAAGAGTAACTCAAGAGCTTATTGGTGGCGTTAAGACACCCATCAGACTACCACAAGAGCTCTTGATTAAAAGGGACTTCTTGGCCAATGAACCAGAACGACAGGGATAACCTAAGTTTTGGGTTATAATGTAGTTAGTAATCATGAGGACATCGGATGCCGGCGCCCGTAAGTAAAAAGCAATTAAGATATATCATGGCTATCTTGCACAGCAAGAAGCAAGGTACTTCTGCTCGTGGCGACCGAATGCCTAAGAGTGTTGCTGAAAAATATGCAAGCTCCGATACTAAAGAGAAAGAGCTCCCAGAATCAAAAGGCAAAGAGCTCCGCGGTGGCAAGTGGACTAAAGAGCACCACGAGAAACATAACAAGAAGCTTAATAAATCTCTACTAGCGTATATCTCTTCTATGAATCGTAAAGGTTCAGGCTGTCTTGTTGTTGATGAGAATGGCTGTATTCTCTTAGGTATGCGTACTGACAATGGTCTATGGGCTACACCAGGTGGTCACGTAGATGAAGGCGAATCTTTTGAAGAAGCTGCTATCCGAGAACTAAAAGAAGAAACTGGTATGAAAGGTAAGATTGAGTCAGAGATTCTTCATGGACAATACGGTGGATACGAGTCTAAAACTTTCTTAGTTACTAAATTCTCTGGCAACTACAAAGATTCCACCGAGATGCGTAGGCTTAAGTTCTTTCAGCCTCATGAAATCCCTTGGGATCGTTTGACCGACTATACTTGCGACGCTGTCTGTGCTCTAATCAGAGAAAAGCTAAGTAAAGCTAATGAGATAAAATGGATGTTGGCTGAAGAAGAACTTCAGAAAAACATCATCCGCAGCGGTAATGCTCCTGGAAATACAGTATATGAGCTAACTCGTGGAGATGCTCTTAAGTTAGTTGGCAACGGAACATTTCGTATGTTGCGTGATCTAGTGGCAGACATGGAAGATGAGTCTTTCAAGAAAGCTAAGGTTGACGGCTACGAGATTCATATCAGAAAGCATGTGAACGACGTATACTCTGGTAGAGTGCTAGATGGTCAGAAGCAGATTCATCAGTTCACTAATCGCTCTTTGCCTGGTCTAGCGGCTGAACTCATGAGTGTTTTTGAGTGGTACTTGCCAGAAGATCAAGAAGAGCTAGAGATACTAGATGAAGATGACCTTGATCCTAATGTTATCGAAGGTGGACTTAGTCAACTAGTCGATAATTACAAGAAGCATAACATCTCTAACATCTATGAAGAGATGGAAGATATTAGACGAGAGATTAGACATGGTAATGCTATTGATCTTCAGCAGTCAGAGATGAAGATCATGAAGCTATTCGATAAGTTAGAAGAGACACTACTTGAGACCGCTAATAAGCATAATAAACTTAGTCAAGATGCTGGAGTTGCAATTGATGAATTAGAATCTAAGCTACTTCAACTGCAACAAAAGGTCGAAACACTAGCTCAACAACCAACTAGTGTTCAAGCCTACTCTCAAAATCCAGCAAGTGAGCAAAAAGTTTATAATGAGTCCTACTCGTATCTTACTAGACCCCAAGTTCAAATTGATCCTAGCGGCAGGATCACTATCACCTTTGGTTCGGACTGGCATAGCATGGACAGGAGCAACTTCCTCAAAGACATCCGAGCTAAAGCCATCAACAAGTAATGATCAACAAACAGATACAGCTTTTTCGTTTAAGGCAAGTTTTAAGAGACTATGGTGTAGAGTCTCAAGAAATAGAAAGCATAGTTAGAGAAGCTAATGATCTGATTAGTGAGTCAGTTGACTCAGTAGTTCAAGCAGCCATAGAAGATGCAGTTAGCTATGCAGACGAGCAAGGCGCTCTTCGATTCGCAGAAGACATAATCGTAGACGATATCGGAGATTATAAGAGAATATCTTCTCGCACCGGCTCTTTTATATATGAGAATCCTCAAATACACAATCTGCCTAATCTATTAAAGAATGCAGAAGTATCTAAGGATGGAACTCTCTATAAGAAGATCCCAGTAGGCAAGCCAGCAGCTAGATCATCTTTCGACGTCACGAGAGCCCAAAGCAATGTTCAAGCAGAAGCTAGAAAATCTTTAGTCGGCAAGAATATGGCTAAAAGAGTTAGTCAGTTAAATGAGTCGATGACTGCTAGAGTACAAGAGAGACTAAAGGCTAGAAACATAAAAACTAGTCAGCAACCAGAGATAAGAACTGCAACTAGTAAACAAGATGCAAGCACTCAGTGGGTGATCCCAGAGAAGACAATAGATCTAACTGACTACATAGAAAACATCAACCAAAATATCCAGCAATCTACTGATGATATAATTGTGTCAGTGATTGACTCATACATGAAATCTATCTAGTTAGGTAAACTATGTTCATTCTTCCTCAAGTCGCGCTACATCGACTTATACAAGAAGGTATTAAGGCTATCAAGAATAAGCCAGAACTACTAGATGAGATATTTCAATACTATAAACTAGATTGGGCTAACTCAGATTACGGTGATTCTTACATTCAGATGATCAAGACTTGGTTTGTGGACACTAAGATACCAGTAGTTCAAGCTTGGTCCATTAATCCTCAGCAAGTCCCTCAAGTAGCAGTAAGATTAGCTAGTGAGCAGGAAGATCAGTCTAAAGCTGCTATGGGTGACCACTACTACTATGGAGAAGAATCAACTGTAGGTACATCGCCATTTTCAGTTACGCTAGAGATACTAGTAATGGCTAGCAGAAACTCTGATGAATCACTATGGCTATACTATATAATCCTCTATATCTTGTTTAAGACTAAGACAAGAGCTCACCAGATGGGTCTAGAGCTACAAACAGTCTCAGCATCAGATCTAGTGAGAAATAACGCAGTACTGGCAGACAATATCTGGACTCGATCTATTAGGTTTAGTACTATCGTTCAGCATACTTGGAATGATATGGATTACCTAGATATTGATGATGTGGAAGTAGAACTAGACGTAGAGAGTTCAAGTACTGGGATAAAAGTAGAAGGAGTTTAAGATGGTAAAGAAGAAGAGTATCAGAGAGCAAATTAAAGAGATGGAAGTTAAGAGTAGGCAGCAAGCTATCGAAGCAGCTCCAGCACCAGCTAAGCCTAAAGAACCAGCTGCTATTAGCTTTGACCAGTGGTGGATGGTAGCTTCTAAGAAACTTAAGTTAAAACCTTGGCTTAAAGAAGTTATTGCCGCTGACTTCAAGGCACGTGGCCTCTCTAAAGATGAGAAGGAAGAGTCTTACAACCAAGCACTAGAGAAGTTTGGCTATAAACTCCCTAAATGAAACACTCTGATTTCCTTTACAGGAACAACAGAAGATTCTACCGGTATTCTTGTGACTCATGTAACTCTGATATGGGTTACATGAGACCTTATAATGCAACTCTTGTTCAACATTCATGTCGATCATGCAATGCAATTCCCAATCCCTCTCCATCAAATGTAGATACTAAAGACTATCAAGATAAGCATAATGCTAGATACTACAGAACTAGCTGCATAAGTTGTGGTGACTTTAGAGGTTACTTACCTATAGCAAAACATGCTATTAAATGTCGTAGGTGCACCAAGAATAAGAATCTCGACATACTAGAGAAAGACGGTGTTTCTGCCAATGACTTCGTGATTAAGAAAGATAATAGAAAAAAGTATAGAATGACTTGCTTAGACTGTGGTGCAGACAGAGGATATCAGAGACTATATCGCTATGGTTCTGGCTTGTGTAAGAGTTGTGCCTCTATAAAGTTTAACTCTGGCAAAACAGTGAGTGAAGAATCAAGAAAGAGAATGTCAGAGAATAATTGGATTAAGAAGTTAGCTAAAGAAGATCATCCATTTTTTGGTAAATATCATTCAGATGAAACTAAGAAGAGGATAGCAGAAAAGCAGAAAGAGTATTGTAAAAATAAGGGTAATCAATTTAATTTAGGCAAATCAAAAGGACGGCATCGATGGACCACAATACAAAAGCTATCTGAAGCTAACTCAGGTAGAGAACCTAAGTGGAAAGGAAGAGTATTCTTGTACGATGGACCGATAGGTAGATTTAAGTTAAGAAGTTCATATGAGTTAGCTTATGCTAATTGGCTTGATAGTAAAGGAATTAGTTGGAAGTATGAGCCTAATTTTAGGTTATCAGATGGAAGATCATTTAGTCCTGATTTTCAACTAAGCACAGGTGAGATAATAGAAATAAAGGGTTTTTGGACAGATAAGGCAAAGGTTAAATGGGAGATGTTCTGTTTAGAGTTTCCCGATCTCAAGAAGACTGTTTTGATGAAGGAAGACCTTCAAAAGATAGGATTGAATGTTTAACCTTTGATCTGATATAGAATAAAGGTTGATGAATAAGGAGAATTCAAATGGCGATATCAACGAGTTTTAACGGCGCTACGCTATACCGCCCCGGTGCTTACTCTAAAACTGAGATCGACTTAGGTGGTGGCCTTCCTCTTGGTCCTGCTGGTCTAGTAGCAGTTATCGGTGAAGCTGATGCTGGTGCGCCTGGCAATCAAGAAGTGGACATCAAGAATAATCGCTTTGGTGGTGATCAGCTCGTTGCTATCCGAGAGAAATATAGAAGTGGACCCATCGTTGACTCTGCTTCCTTCTTGTTCGCTCCTGCTGCTGATGCTGCCATCCCTAACGGAGCTCAGACAGTATGGTTCTACAAGACTAATCAATCTACTCATGCTGAGCTAGCTCTAGCTAACTCATACGGTACTGTTCAGTCTGTAGAGTGGGGAGTTGGTGGAAATCGAGTTACTTATAAGAATGTTCTAGTCGGAGAATCCGCTCCTGCTAAGAATGGTTCTGATCTTACTTTTGCTCCAACTGCTGAAGTAACCAATGTAACCATGACACTCGGTGGTGCTGGTCTAGATGGAGCTACTGGTAAGTACTGGACTCTATGGTCTGCCAATGATGCAGCTCAGTACTATGTATGGTACAACGTGACTGATGGTATTCCTCCTGTTGATCCAGCTCCGCTAGGCATGACTGGTGTAGAAGTTCAGGTTCTTCTAGCTGATACTCCTGCTCAGGTTGCTGTCAAGACTGCTGCTGCTCTAGATGCACTAGCTGCATTCTCAGTACCAGTACCTGCAGCTGCTACAATCACAGTTACCAATGCTGGTACTGGACCATCAACTGATGCAGCTGATGTAGATGCTGGCGTTAGTGTATCTGTAACTACTCAAGGTGACCTAGCTAGTGGTGCTACTCTAAACGGAGCTTCATTCTCTATTCGCCAGAACGGTGGACCTTCTGTAGCAGTAGTTACTCTATCTGGTACTGAAGCTAACCATGACTCTATCGCTGATCTAGTAGTTGAACTAAACGGACTTCTTCCTGCCGGTATGGAAGCGGAAGCTTCATTGAGCGGTAATGGTATTGCCCTTAAGATGACTGATCTAGCTACTGCTCACCAACTTGGCTGGGGACGAAGCTTCGAGCTAATTGACTCCACCCCTGGAGATCTAGCTAAGCTTGGTCTTACTGCTGGCCTATCTTCTGCTCTAGTAGAGCCAAGCTGCTCTATCACTATGAGCCAGAAGCGAGATCTAATTGAAGAGACAGAAGAGCTCGGTGGAAACGTGGTTCTAACTATCGGCAATGATGGGACTGAAGGAAATACTTCTGCTTCAGTAACTGTAACTGCTTCTGCTATTCAACTACTTGAAGATGCGGTAATCGTTCACTCTTTCTTGAAAGACTCTTTTGCTACCATTGGTGATCTAGTTGCTGAGATCAACTTGGCTTCATATGCAGGATGGACTGCTAGCGTAACTAACGGTCTATACAACCAGCTCCCACTTAGCGTACTTGATCAAGTTTCTGCAGTTGGTGCTTTCTCTGCTAGTGGAGCTAAACCAGCTCGACTCAAGAAAGATGCTGACGATGTAGCTCAGCTCTTTGCTAACTCTGCTCTTGCTTCTATCGAAGACCAAGCAGTTAAAGGTCTACCAGAAGCTCAGATCGAACTATCTCTAGCTGGCGGTACTAAAGGTGGAACTACACCTGCTGATATTGTAGAAGCTCTTGAGAAATTCCAGAAGTTTCACGTAAACTTCGTGCTTCCTCTATTCTCACGAGATGCTAGCGATGACATCACTGATGGTCTAACTGACTCATCTTCTACTTACACTATCGCTGGTATCCATCAGTTGATCAAGACTCATCTGTCGTTGATGAAGACTACTAAGAAGCGTTCTGAGCGCCAAGCTTATCTGTCTCTTAAAGCATCCTTTGATGACAGCAAAGATGTTGCTGGAAATCTTGCTGATGGGCGAATTCAGCTATTTATCCAAGATATTCGTCAGACAGACGCTCAAAGCACTATCAAGTGGTTCCAACCATGGGCACTTGCTGCTCTAGCTTGCGGAGCTCGAAGTGGCTCACCAGTTGGTTTGCCGCTAACGTTCAAGTTCATGAATGCTTCTGGACTACGTCATACTGCTCAGCCAATGTCTACAGCAGAAGCTGATATCGTAATTGACTTTGACCCAGATCTTCAAACTGATGAAGCTATCCAAGCTGGCATTACCTTCATGGAGAATCCACAGACTGGCGGATTCCGAGTAGTTGTAGATAATACAACTTATGGCCGTGATAGAAACTTCGTATGGAACCGAGCTAACGTAGTTTACGCTGCTGACATTGTTGCATTCAATCTGCGTACTGCTCTTGAGAACAGATTTGTTGGTCAGAAGAATACTGTTAGCGTTGCTGACGTAGTTGGATTCACAACATCAACTCTACGCCAGTTCCTAACTCAAGGTATTACTGTGGCTACACAGGATGCGCCACAGGGCTTTAAAGAGTTGACAGCTAGAATCGATGGTAATACGATCTACGTTGATGTTGTGGTTAAGATTGTTGAAGGCATCGACTTTGTCTTGACGACAATCAGTGTTCAGAGAGCAACTCAAGGTTAATAGCGCACCCAGTTAATTCTGGGTGTGTTATAATTTATTATCTGATTGAGGAGATAACAGATGGCAGGAATTACACCTAGTTTCGTAACTGGTGCAAAAGCGATTGTCAAGATCTATGACAAGACAGTTGCTTTTTGTAGCGATGTAAGCTATAATGTAAGTGTTGAGCATGTGCCAATTGAGTCATTGGGCATCTTTGAGATTATTAGTCATGAACCAGTAGCTTATACTGTTAATGGCTCATTCTCAGTTGTTCGATATGCTGGCACTGATGCTAATCTTAAGAACTTTGCAGCTGCTCAAGGTGCTCAAGAGTTGGCAAATGCGAACGGAGCATCCAACATTGGAGACGGAACTAACAGCATCAAGCAACATGTCGACCCTAGACAAATTCTAGCTTCTACAACTTTTGACCTAGAAGTTTTGCAGAAGCAGACTGCGGATACAGCAAATAAGCTTAAGGGATTCTTCAAGCTATTGGATTGTCGAATTACAAATCGCTCTTCTTCGCTAAATAAGCGTGGTGTATTAATCGACAATTATCAGTTTGTTGGTCGTTTTGCTGAAGATGATCATAAACCTTCTGATCAGGTTGGCGATAGTGCAACTTAGGCTCTTTAATATCTCGTAAGGTGAATATGTGGCTGGACTTAAACCATTCTTTATTACTGGCAGTACTGCAATAATAAAAGTTGATGGTAAAGTCATAGCTTATGCAACTAATATTTCTGGCCAAATCTCTGTCAATCACGCTTCTCCTCGTGTGCTTGGCAGAGCAGAAGTAGAAGTTCATCAACCGCTCTCTTACGACGTCTCTGGTTCTCTATCTATCATCAAGTATGCCCAAGGTATTCAGAATTTTATAGGTGCCAATCGTAGCCCTGTATTGTCCGACAATGATGGCAATGGACCAGGCTCTATGTCACCTGACTCCGGTTTTTTCTCTAGCGCACTAGGTCTAAATCAATTTACTAATGGGACTAATAACGCAGCAGAAGAGGCTTTTAATCCCTATTTCTTTTTTCAATCTAAGCAGTTCGATATAGAGATTTTTCAAAAATCAGATAATGGTAGAACTCAAGATATAGCTCCCGTAATTCGATTTAGAGACTGTCGCTTCAGCAATCTTCAGTTTGCTCTACAAAAAAGAAGTCCACTAGTGTTAAACATGAATTTTGTATCTAGATACTATGATGATGATACATTAATCGCTAGAGGATCTGGAGTAGGACAGGAGTTTAGCTGATGACTATAGACAATAAATTAAAAAGCCCACCAAATTTAGCAGCAGGTGTCGGAGATTCACTGATATCTGGTTTACAAAATTCTGTAAAATCAGCTATTGCTTCTGCCTATCCTCTAAATGATTTTGGTAAATACTTTAGTGGTTTAAGAGCTATCATTAAAGTCAATGATCAGCTGTTTGGCTTCGCTTTTGGGGTTTCCTTGAATTTAAAATTTGACACCGAAGAGATTTGGACCGTCGACAATTATCAAGCTTACGAGTTAGCACCAAGAAAGATGATTGCTACTGGTACCATCTCTATGTTTCATATTCCTGGAAAAGGACCAGGAATACAGAATGTCCATCCCAATGGTTTTTCCTTCCTAATGCATAGATATATCTCTCTCGATATATCTGATCAGATGACTGGTGAAAGTATCTTTAAGACAGAAAAGGCGATGATTACTGGTCGTACTCAAGATGTCGACGCCAACAAGATATCTACCATAAGACTTGAGTGGAAAGCAATCGAGTGGGTTACAGAGAATGATCTAAACAATATTGTAGAAGGTCGTGACGATCCTGCATCAGAAGGTCAAAACTCTGTTCCGCTACTCAATTCTATTAAAAAATCTTTTTTAAAATAGAGTATAATCTTATCGTAATAACTTTTTGGAGTTAGCATGTATAAGAGCTTACCTAAACTTGAGAAGACCTTTACCATCGATCTAGTTGGCGAGACTACTGGGCTAGAATATAAAGGTCAGTTTACCGCTAAGTGCGTACTCTCTATCAGAGATCGTCAAGCAATTGAGCTTGAGAAATCTAGACTAACTGCTGACTACGCTAACCCAAGCGGAACCCTATTTGCTATCGCATCTATGGTAGCTACGCTGCGAGCTAAGCTAGTTGAGTTTCCTGATTGGTGGAAAGAGGTTGGTCTAGGCTCAGATCTTCTAGATGAAAATGTGCTTATTGAAGTATATGAAAAGACAGAAGATATTGCGAAAGAATGGAAAGAATCGCTTAAGAAGCAAGCTGGCGAGGAAAAAGATAAAGAGGGAAACGAGAAGAAGGGGAAGTAGAGAGCTTCTCCACAACTGACCTAATCCAGCGGATTGCCAAAAATAACTTCGATCCACAAAGTGAGTTCTACAACTACCACTTTTTACACATGTGGTGGTGCAAAAAATATAATCGCCCATTGAAAGATCCTCTACTACAAGAATACTCATACGAAGAGCTTTTGTATGAGATGTCAGCATATTCTGAGCTACAGAAATCGCTCGATAAGCTCGCTGAAGAAGAAGCTGATAGAATAGAAGATGAGAAGTATGAAGAAGATCTAGCGTGGGCAGAGCAGATGGAGAAGGAGTTTGCAGCACAGCAAGCTCCTGCAGATACTCCTAAACCTACTGATCCTTCACTTGATCCCGCTAATATTGAGTGGATGAATAAGGCGATTCAAGAAGAGAAAGCTAGACTAGGCGAAGATTTTGGCGAAGATTTATCATTTAGCATGGAAGATGAGTAATGGCTGACGATATTAAAACTAAGCTAAGCGGAACTTCTCGCATAGAAGAAGCCATTGCTAGAAGAGAGAAAGCTGAGTCTTCTCTAAAACAGTCATATAAAGCTCCAGAAGCTGCTATAGAAAGATTAAACAGAGAAGTAGAGAAGAAGGAGCGGCAACTAAAGGCTTTAGTACTCACTAAAGCTGATTTGATTAATAAAAAACAAGAGAAAGAGATAGCTGTTCTGGACGCTCAAATACGACAAGTATCTGACGAGATCTCACAATATAGAAGCGGTGGCAGCATGATTGGGGTTGAGCTGCATAAAGCTCAAGTTGCTAGTCAAGCTGAAAGAATGGCAAAGGTATTTACTTCTGAGTCCGGTTTCTATAGATCTATTGAATCTTCTCTAGGTGTTAAACAAACTTCATCAGATGTTGCACAAGCAAGGCGCTTTGAGTCAACTAGGCAACGTGCTGTATCTGTAGGTTTATCGCCTACTGCCTCGACTTTTGATATGAGAAGAGATGTCGAATATAAGAAAGCATTGCTGGAGACAGCAGCACAAAGAGTAAAGAGCTCAGCTACTGCAGTTGCTACCACTAACATCTTGTTAGAAAAAGAGAAATCGGGAGTTATTACTCCAGAAGAGCAAGATAGATTGCAAGCTGCTAGACAAGAAGCTGGCATGTTTTCTACGAGAGTAGCTGGCAGAAATCGTTTGGTACAAAGTCTTGCTCAATCAGAAGAAGCTATTGGGTATAGAAAAAGATTTGGTTTAGATGTAGAGTCTAGGTTTAGCAAGGCTCAAGGAGTGGCTTCTAGAATAGAAGATATAGCAGAATCTAACTTGATTAAGAAGGAAGTTGGTCAAGGAGCTTATAGTAGAGAACAGATTGAGAAGGATCTAGCACAGACAGGTAAGCAGCTGCTAGACACTTTTGCCAAACTTAGGGATGCCTTCGAGAAGGGTAGCTCAAATGCTGACGCGCTTGCTTCTGAGTTCGAGGATCTGCAGAAGCAATACAATAAGCAAGAAAAAATCAGCAGAGAGATTGATAGACAGCCAGCTCAAGACATTAATAGGCTTGGCTTTATCGGTAGACAAATTGGTGGTTTTGGAAGTGCCTTGTCTGCGGTTGGTGCTGCTTACAGCTACGAAAATGTAGGAGCTCAACAAGCTCTGATGGGCAACCGCATCGGTGCTGCTCAAAGAACAAATCAGATCAATAGAGATATTATTGCTGGTGCTGGTGGTGATTATGCAGCCATTAGGCGATTCATCACAGATCAGGCTAGGATGGAGGCAGACTACGCAACTCAGATAAGGGGTAAAGCTAGACTAGGTGAAGGTATTCAGTTAACAGGCAGCGGAGCACAAACAGCTGCTGCTGGTATAGGTGCTGCTCAAAACTTTATGACTGCAGTAGGAGCGGGCACAGCTATTGGCGGACCAGCAGGTGCAGCAAAAGCTTTATTAGCCAACCTAGGTTCAACAGCAGGTGAAGTAGCTGGACCAGCTGCGCAGTTTGCTACTCAGCTGTCTGATTTCAGATATCAAAATAGAAGTATGTCTGCTGGTCTATACAGTGCTCAGCAGATGAGACAATATTTCGATACTGTCAACGAGCTTGGTGATTCCATGGGTCAGCAAGGTCTTGATTTTATAACTCAGAGTGCTAAGAGATTAGTTGGTATTGGTGGTACTAAGTCAGCTAGACCAATGAGAGCAGCTCCTGCTACACTTGCTGAGTCAATGCGCAGAAATCCTTACGCTGTATCGATGCAAACTTCTGAATCTTTTAATGTTGCCAATCCCTTTCAAGACATGAGTTCGCCTCAAGCTGTACTTGAAAATTTAGGCAACTCTTTTGAGTCGCTAACTAATGCTGTCCCAGAAGCTAGTAGAAGAGCGAAAGGTCAAAGCTTAGGTGTTGTAAATCCCTTAGCAGCCGTAGATACTATGCCAGTAGCACCACCTACTCAAGATCTAACAGACATGCTTATAGAAGCTACTAGTGGTGATAAGTTAAAAGCTCTGCTAGAAGAATCAGGAGTGACAGAAAGTAGAGTTGCTAAAGCTCAGCAAGCCGCTGTTCAACTTGGCTCCTCTTTTTTTGGCACTCGCAACATGACAAATGAGGCTAAAAGAGATAGTTACTTAAGTAATTTGCGAAACGTATCTTCTTTAGAAGCAGCAGGTATAGTGGGTCAAGAGAAGTTCTATGGCATGCAAAGTCGCTTGATTCAAGCAGGTGCAGGTCAATCTGCTAAAGGTATCGAAGATATTATGAGAACTGCGATTGCAGCAGGCTTCACTGACTCACGATCTTTCGAGAAACTAGTAGATCTCACAGCACAAGTAGCTCAAAATACTAAAGATACTGCGATGGGCATCGACGTTACTGGTGGTGCTGCTTCTCTTATTGGCGGAATGGTTCAGTCACAAGATGAGTCTAAGACGATAGAGCAAGCTTTAGCTGCAGCAGGCTCAACCGCTAACGTGCTACGTAGCACCATGACATCGCAAGACTTGTCACTTGGCAATGTGATGGAGATGGATCTACTGTCTAGAGCAGTACCTAAAGCGAGTATGAGTCAAGTACAACTATTACAAAAAATGGGTCCAGAAGCATTAGCTGAGATGAATAAGCAATTTGCTGCTGGTACTGGTGAAGATTTTATTCGTAAAAATTACCCTGGATTAGAGGGTATCGTAACTAGTGCTCAACAAGCTCAGCAGATTTCTAGAATTGGCATTGGTACGTCTTTATTGAATACTCCAGCTGTCTACACAGCTCCATCTCTAATAAAAAAAGTGCAAGACATTATAGAAACAGGCAATATGCCTAAATTCGATAAAGACGAGTTAGCAGCACTTCAAGTTGCTGGTTATAGCCCTAATACTCTAGAAGGCGCTATAAAAGGTACTTTAAGACCACAAGATATTAAAAAAGGCGAGCAAGATCTAAGGCAAGGATCAGCACAAGAAACTGCTTTAGTTATGGAATACAGCGCTACCATGACTACTGCCGAAGGTACTAAGAAAGTGATGCCTGAGATAGAGGCTTTTACAACAATAATAAAATCGATGGGTAGAATGATCAGTAAAGAAGGTTTTGTTGGTGCAGCAGAAGCAGCAGCAGATGAGTTAAAGATAAGCTCTAATGAGCACGTGAAGGCAGTGCAAGCTATGACAAGTGCTATGCTAGAAGCTGCTCAGAAGATCGGAGTCATAGGTGGAGGCGCCCAAAACAATAATCAGCAATTTACTCCACCACCCAATTCTCCAGTTGGTCAACTGCTTGACTCTCTTTGGAATAATAGCACTGTACATAATAAGCTAGGATGGAGGAGGTAGTGTCCACTAAACGTCAGGTAAGCCATGCTGCCTTTGTGATATGGAACTATAATACTCGTGGAGATTCATCTGAGAATCTTCAAGAAAAGCATGATGTTGCAGAAACATTTTTTCTAACGACAGATATCATAAATATTAAGGCAAGTAAAGATAAATCATCCCCGTCAGGCAATTTTACTATAGAGCTAGCACCAACTAGAAATTGGGTGTCTCTTATAACACCAGGTAGCTGGTGTGCGATATTAATGTCAAATGATAGAGATGCAGTAAAAGCTTCGAAAGCAGACTATAAAAGCTTAAAGATGCTAGGTCGTATTACTTCATGCAGAGCGTCCTATAATAGCGATCAGCAAACAGGTGCCAGAAATACCTCTTTCATAATTGAGGGCAAAGATTGGGGTCAAGTATTTGAGAACTACATCTATATTGACCCTATCTTTAGAGGCAGTAATGTTGATCCTAGTAAAAGTTTAGGTTCTTCCGCCATATTGAAAACTATGGAGTCTTTTTTCTCTAAGAAAGAGGAAGATGGTTCATTCACTGCCATGAGGGTAGGTGATGTTGTTTCGAATCTTAAGAAAATTTGGGGACCTAATAATTCGCCACTTGCATTGTTAAATTCTATAATTAGTGGTCTAGGAGGCTCCAGTCCTACTGATCGATTTAATATGGCAGCATCTGGTCTTACTCTATTTAATAAAGGTGGACTTACATTGCCAAGAGAAGTAGCAGGTTTCATGAATGGGGCAGGTTTATTGGCAGCAGATGCAAATATAACAACAATAATAGTTGATAAAGAAGGTGTGCTAAAAAAATACGATGAGTATGATTACGGTGACTCTGTAAATGACGGCGTAGGCGTACCAGACATTGCTCCTCTGCTCAACACAAACTCTTTTTGGAATATACTTAACTCTAATATAAATCCATTATTAAATGAATTAGTGGTTGATTTATGCTGGGATGGTGCTACTGTCAATTTTGGACTATATCGTCGGGTCAAACCATTTTGTATTAGAGAAGAGTTTGAAGGTTCGAGTAACGTTAAAGGATTGATCTCTCTTTTTAAGAATATTAAGCGCCACCCTGTTGATCCGAAAGATATTGTATCTTTTAATGCAGGGACAAATTGGCGAGATCGAATTAACTTCATTGAAGTAAGAAATAGCAAGACTGATGTCGCAGCGATGTCTGCTATGATTAAAGGTGATTCGCAGATATATGATCAAAACTCTATTGACAGAGATGGTTTTAAACCACTGCCGATAAACGCTTCAACTACGTTTTATGCACCATTCGATTTTAAGTCCAATCCAAAAACTGAAGCAATTAAGAAGTTCACAGAATGGAGATATCTCTTAAAAGAGTGGTACTTTAATACGCATACAATGTTAAATGGCTCCATAGTATTAGTTGGCCAAGACCAATATATCGGAGTAGGCGACAATATCATGGTGCCTGCCAGTATCTTTGGTGCAGGTAGCTTTAGCTCCAAGGTAGATAGCACAAAACATTTCTTATTGGCTCATATCGAGTCAGTCAATCACTCTTTCTTAGTTGATGCTAATGGTACGAGACAATTTTTTAGTACTATTAGATTTGTTAGGGGCATCTTTACTGATCAAGACGGTAATGCAATTGCAGATGCAGGCGGTGGATTATTGGGAGCTGCTTTAGATACTTTCTCAGCTAGTGTTCCAGGTGGTGGAGGAGCTCCTATTCCTCGCGCTCTTGATCCTAAATACAAAGATATGCAAAGCATCTCTAACGATACAACGGCTAACAATGTAACAATCAGTACTTCACCTAATAATCCAGGAGGTAAGAAGTGAGTTACATAGTTGAAGACTCTTCGATTACAGCTGCTTATGATATGGGGATGGGCTCTCGGAGAATAGAGAGCGCAAATGGTCTCATGATTGGCGTAGTAGCTAGTAAAACTAATGCTATTGATGAAGATCATATTCAATATATAGTAGAATGTCAAGTCGATGGTAAGCAGTTACCGATTGCTTGCAAAGTCTTGAGTCGATTCGGCGGAGTATACAACTACGAAGAGTATAATCTAAGACCTTGGAATGCACTCGATATCTCAGATTTGCCTAACCCTATTGCAGCTGACTCTCTAGAGTATCGGAACGGGGATGTAGTTGTAGTAGGAATTCTAGGTGTTGACGGCCGCTCCGGTATTATCCTAGGTGGACTTAAGCACTATGCTCGCGAGCACAAGATCCCTAGAGATGATATTCAGTACTACTCTATATTTCAAGGTCTAGAAACTCAGATCAGAGATGATGGTAGTTATAAAGTAACTTTCAAAGGCAAGCCTATTAATGAGAAGCTCCTAGAGTTACCCCCAATACCTACTAAAGCGATTGATCCAATTTATAATCCCATCATCTCCGGATCATACTATGGCTTTGATGCTAGTGGCAGCTTCATAGCAACCGATGCTTCCACCCTTGGTCCACAAATGATCAAGATCTTTAAGGACGTGGCATCTGGCTCGATCATATTGAAGTCAGGACAAAGCGTTGTAGAGATAGGTGGTAATCCAGCTTTAGGTCAGTTTGGTGCCAAAGCTAATACTATTACTCTAGATGCACTACAGGCAGTAAACATTGGCTCTAAGCTTAATATGAATCTACAAGGTACTCTACTGAGTATCAAGGGTCTTCAGATAGCTATCGGCAATGATACAGTAGAGCTAGTTAACGCGCTAGTAGAACTTATAACTGAGCTAGGTCAAGTTATAGTGAATAGTCCGGTTGGTACCTGCACTCCTATAGCTACTTCTCCAAACTGGGCAGCTAAGGTGATCCCACTTCAAGTTAAACTTATGACACTTATGTCTTCACCACAAGATGCAGAAGCTTTTGAGCTTAAGGGTGATGATAGCGAAGATCTAGGCGATGATATCGAGCCATAGTGAGGATTTATGACTGGGGCATTCGTAAGTGATAAAGAGACTCATCGTGGTGGTTACGGCATTGTGCCCATCGGTGGTATCATAGGTTATAACCCCGGTTTCTACACTTCTCCACTAAACACTGGATTTACACCATCAGGACCAAACTCGAACAGCATAGCAGACATGAACAGCTGGCTTAACGAGAAAGGTTGGTACGTGTGTGATGGTGCTGCAGTGAATGTTTCAGTAAGTCCTGTGTGGAATCAAGCTAATCGCTATCTACCTAACTTATCGAATGGCAGGTTTCTTCGAGGATCTACCACCGTAGGCGGATCAGCAGGTAGCGAGACCGCTTCGCTTAGTCACACTCACACTTTTACCTCTAATGGATCTAAAGCATCATGGGTTAGTGCTACTCTAACTACGACAGGTGGTGCAGCCAGCTTCAATAAGACTGTACTTAACTCAGATCAGCTAAATCACTCTCACGGAGACGGCTCTCTAGTGGCCAACATCTTCAACTCTAGTCCTAATATATATAGATTTAGATTCGAGACAGGTGCACCAGCGTGGACTGCTACTAACCAACTCACTGGATCATCTGGTGCAGCAGACACCACAGCAAACAATACTACTGGCGTAAGCATCAGTGGTTCTACTGGCAATTCTACTGCATCTTGGTCTTCTGCTGTTGTCAACACCTCTTTCACTAACCCATCCTTCAACAAGAATTTATTGAATACCGATCAATCTGACCATACTCACACTGGTACAACAGGAGATGCTTCAGTGGTATCGATACCAGTGATACCACTATACTTGAACACAGTCTTTCTTATAAGGGTATTCTGATGAATCAGTATAAGTTTAGATATAAGAGAGGTTGGTTTTGGAAGACTATACGAGCTAGAGGCCATAACTTAGATAAAGAGCTCGACAGGATGGATGTATTCGGCCTAGATGGTTCTATCATATCTATACCAGAGTGGTCTAAGTGTTATTTAAAACTAGGGGTAGATTGGATAGCCTTCACTAAAGGTCAGATGGAAGCTGAGTCGGGTCAAGATATTAAGCTCAAAGTTTAGTGCTATAGGTTAGCTACGCGATATAATTCTACTGATCATCTACAGTGGAGCTATACACATGCCAACTAATAAGATAATTCGAGCCAATGGTACCCAGACACTCAAGTTAGGTGATGGTATCGAGATCAACCAGAGTACTGGCACGGTAACTGTACCTGGTGATCTCATCGTATCCCAGAACTTTACTGTTAATGGTACTTCAATTACCATCAATACCGCTAATCTAGATGTTGAAGATAAAAACATTACCATCAATAAGAACGGTAATGATACATCAGCAGAAGGTGCAGGTCTAACAGTTGAAAGAGCAGGCACAGATGGTTCACTTATCTATGATAGTACCTTAATTAGTAAGTGGAAGTTGGGTGATGTGGGTTCTGAGTCAGAGGTTATAGTTGCTACCGGCAATCAAACCATTGCCGGGGTGAAAACCTTTTCCAGTGACCCTACCTTCACTTCCGGGAGCCAACTTGTTACAGGCGGGACTCAGACGATTGCCGGGGCTAAGACTTTTAGCGGAGCCATCACTTTAAGCGGCGGTGTAAGCGGTAATATTGATGCAACAGGCAAGGGATTTTTCAACAACACCCTGAAAGTAACTGGA